ACCTTGATGCGCTGCAGCGGGTAGTGGCCATCCTTCTGGCGCAAGCTCGCCACCCGGTTGCGCTGCACCGCCGTCCATGCCGCAATGCCGCCGCCAATGGCCAGCGCCAGCACCAGCAGCCCGGTGAGCATCCACGCCGTTACGCTCAGGAAGCCACCAACCCATGCCAGCGTCGCGTCCACCGTGTCGGGGCGCATGATGGCCGCCGACAGCACCAGCGTCGTCAGGAACACCCAGAATCCCAGCCAGAACCATTTCATGCGTTGCTCATTTCGCCGCATCTTGCCGACGTTTACCGCGATGTGAACACAGTTGCCGGGCGCATTTGACATAAAACAGCGCGAAAAAACGAAAAGCGCGAATCCATATATTTGTTTATGTTCTTCCTACGTGCACGGGCCTAAGAATAATTATAAAAAAGATTAGAAATACGCGCTTTTCGTTTTTTCGCGCTGTTTTTGCGCATCTCTTGATTTTGGGTATTTGGCACTTACGCATATAATCCCACTACATGGCATAAGTGTTCAATGGAGGAAATATGAAAATTACAAGTGCGCAAGCGGCTAAGTTGCTCCGCGTCACTCCGAGTACAATCTACAATTATCACAAGGCAGGATATATTCATGGCGAACCAGTTCAACATGGATTGCGGACATTTTATCAGTTCGATCTGGACGAAACCTTGAACTTCGCAAATGCTTCTGGAATTCATGTAAGTCCGGTCACTTTACGCGTCATTACAGATCGGGATTATGTTGTCCAGTAAATGCTGAATCGTGGCCGTGCCATGACCATTTTTTCAGTGAACGTAATTCCAAGCACCTGAAGCATTCCTTTCAGTTCCCGCAACCGATACGCGATTGCCTTCCCTCCCCCGATGAAGGGCAATCCGCTATCGGTGCGCTTCAGGTGCTCCATCAGCTCTTTGGCTGTCAGCTCCTGCAACCCCAACCCGGTATCGTCCTCATTCAAGTACTCCACGATGGCGCGCATCAGCGGGTCTGCGTCGCCGACAGACAGGCTCTGTGCGCTGCGCCACGCCTTCAGCACGTCCACAACCACGTCATCCCGCCCGATGCTGTTGCAGTAGGCCCACACGATTTGAGCGAAGTCCTGGAAGCGGGCTGGCAGCCCGCGTGGCGCCTTATCCCGCCGATCCAGCACGTTGACGGCGTGATATGCCATCCATGACAAAACAGCGTCCCTGTGTTCTGGCAGCGCGCCCAGCAGCCTGCTGTCCGGCTCCCGCTCCGCATCCTCGAATGGCCGCACGAAAATCGGCAAAGTGCGCTCGGCCACATCGGGGCGGGCAAAGCTGGCGGTGCGTGATGAAACCATCACGGCGGCCACAATGGGCAGATTCACCAGCGTGGCGAGGCTGTGGTATTGCCGGCGCTTGTTGATGCCGCCGGTCGCCGTTGTTGCCAGGCTGTCGAAAAACCACTCAGATCCCTGCGGCAGATTGTCCACGTTGTCGAGGCCAACCAGAAGCTCGTTGACCACCATCGTGTCGTAGTCGCGTTTGTCTGCCGTCAACGGCGTCAGGTCATTCGTCTGGCCCATCACCAACTTGAGAATGCTTCTCAATAGCATGCTCTTGCCGCCGCCCTTGTTGCCCAGCGTCGCCAGCAACGGCAGCGGGCGGATACCGCACATGAATGCAACCATCCACGCGGCCAGCAGCACCTGCTGCACCTCTGGCGTGTACTCTTTCACGTCCGGCGGTGTGTTGATGGCCACCTGCAGCGCCTGCAACGATAGCGGGTGTTCGGCGTCGTCTAGCGGCAACGGCTCCCATTCCGGCAATGCCGAGTTGGCCACGAAGTACATGCCGTCAGTGCCGTTGGGTAGCTTTTCCAGCCCGTGGTCAAGCGTTGCCCGCACCAGGAACGACGCGCCGCACGGGATGTACAGCGCGTTGCCGTGCCACTTCATACTCGATTGCAACTCTGTCGGGTGATTCATGGCCGCCATTGCCAGTTCCTCGATGACGAAATTGAACGCGTATTCGGTTGCGTTCAGACCTCCATCGCGCAGATAGCGGCGCAGCCCGGCATCCTCCTGCTTCGAGCCGGTGATGGGGAACACCCGGTGCCGTTCGTCTTGCAGATAACACAGGCCGGACGTGGTGTCGTGGAAGAGCTGCCCATGCCGCTCGAAGAAATGCACCAGCAGCGTCGCCAATTCTGCTTTGTCGTCGCGACTCATGCGCCGCTTCAGCAGTTCCTGCACGTCAGGCGCCAGGTCAATCAGCCTGGTGACGGCCGGTGTCGCGCCCGCGGGCTGTGTTGGCGCCGTCGCCGTTGCTGCGCTGTGCCCGTTGGTGTGCGTCTTGCGCGGCGCCTTGACTAGCCCGACGGCGGCCATTGCGGCCTGCACCGCTTCGCTGTCCATGCCCGGCGTGTAGGTGTCGAAAACGGTCAAGCACGCCTTCTGGATCGTTCGCTGCCGGTAGTCCTTCCGGTCCCACTTTTCCGGCCGATACATGCCGGACTGCCGGAAGAGTGCATCCATCCGGCTTTCGTCGCGCCCCGTCCAAAATGCCAGATAGGTGCACAGCGCCAGATCTCCGGTGCTGTGGTCGTTGGCGTAGTAGCGTTGGAAGTCGCCGGCCCATAGCCGGTCGAACTTTGCGCCGCTGGAGGATTTGCGCGCCATCGCCAGCAGGTCTTGGTCGGCGATGGTGTTCGGCATGGATGGCTGCGCGCTGGCCTGCACGGGTGCGGGCGGCAGCAGCGCCTCCAAAGCGGCGAGGTCGTATACCCGGTCAGGTCGCCACAATCGGATTTCTACCGGGCGCGCCGGGCTGTATTTGAAATTGAGAGTGCCGGGCACGCGCAGCACGCGTGCCAAATCGTTCACGCCCTTGTCAGTCTGCTGGAGGGCGCCCCAGCGCTTCTGTACACTGTCAATGCGGGCGCGGGCGGCATCGTCGCCAATCAGCACAGGCTGGTCAAGCAGCCAGTATGCGTGCACGCCGCCGCCGCTGTGCACGGTGATGGAGGGCACCGGCGCCAGGGTGCTGGCGTGCCCGGCTGCGTTGCCCGCAAAATCTCCGTCATCAAACTCGGCAAAAAGCACGTTGACGGCGGCGATCTGGTCCTTGTGGCTCTTGCGGTGCACACTGCGATCTGCGCCGGCCACCACTGGATTGACGGAGTAATAGATGTCGGCGCCATTCAGAAAGACGGGACCCAGCGTTGGCGGGCTGCCGACGGGGAACCAGTGCGACTGTTTTCCTCCCTGGTTGCTCACCCAAAAATGGGCATAACTTCCGCCGCGATGTAGATGTTGGAGCATTTCCAAAAATCGTGGGTCGATTTCTCTTTGCATTTTGAATCCTGAAATGGTTTGCCGGGTGGTCAAGCGCTCAGTTCGCTCCCACCCGGCCAGGCTAACAGCACCGTTTGCAACCTGTCTGCGCCGAACTCACCAGGTCGCCCGCCCGAAGGATTTCGGGTCATCGAATGCCTATCCCCGTCGGCGGCTCTTTCGCGGGGCGGTTGGTCGCTGTGTCATGTTCTATGCAGCCAGCAGTTTCTGCGTCGCGCCGAGCAGCCCAATGGCGTGCGCCGCCGTGACTGTCTGCCCGCCTGAGGCCGCCGCCAACCGTGCCAGGAAATCCCGCCCGCTTGCGGTCTCGGGGCCGACGAAGATCGTGTCGATCTTGGCGCGGAATGTCTTTGCCACGGTCAGCGTCGCCGTCGGGCTGTCTGGCTCGCCATCGCTGATCAGGATGAAACGAATCCCGGGCACATCGGCCATGCGCGCGAAGCGCAGCGCCTCGGCCATGTCGGTGCTGCCGCCAAAATAGTACGGCGTGCCCGACGGGCAGAACATCACCTGCCCGCTAAAGCTCAGTACCGCCACCTTGCCGGGCCACTGCGCCTGCAGCGCCGCCAACTCTTCGACGGCCACATCATAGCGCTTGCGCCCGCCGCGGCTATCTGCTGTGTTCATGCTGCCGCTGGTGTCCACCAGGATGACCACTTCGGCGTTGACGAACGTCTGCGCCAGCCCCTGCCGGTTGGCGGCCGCCACGTCAGCCAGGCTGCCCTTCACGATGTTCTTGCGGGTGTCCAGTGCGGTTGTCATTGTGCGACCTCCGGGCGTTGCCACTTGCACAAGCGCCAATCAATGCCAATCGGTAGATCGGTGGTGCATTCATACGCTATTGCGGATTCATCCCACCACGAATCTGAATACATCTTGGGTTCTTTGTCGTACCAAGATGCTTCACCATTTGCATCTATGGCCAACCACCCATAACCCTTTGGTGCTTCGCTCCAGTCCGGCGCAAGTCGCCTGTATTCTTCAGCGAGCGCATCGACGCGATCCAGCAATGCGGCGATGTCCACCCCTTCGGGTTTGTCGAAATTGCCAGTAGCGGCAAAACCAACGATACACTTGATCATCCCCAAATCATCGTAGATATTCATAGCACCCACTCCTCCGTGAACTTGTCTGCGCCCATCGGCCAGCTTGCCACCAGCACCGCGCCGTCACCCCTTACGATGTCCTGCCACTCCAGGATTTCCGCCGCCACGAAGCGCCCCATCTTCTCGATACCTTTCACCATGATCCAGCCATTGCGCAGTGGCGGCGCCCACTCGGAAGCCGCTACAAGCGCCGCTATTGGGTCGCTGGCGTCATACGCCACATGCGCCCGCAAACTCGCTTCCAGTGCCCTCCCTGCGTCATAGCGGGCGCGCTTGCCATCATCGCCAAGAATGTCGTAGGCGTCTTTGATTGCCCGGAACTGCCCGGCGGCATCCGGTTCGCGACACGTGTCGGGGTGCCACTGTCGCGCCAATCGCTTCCACGCCGCTTTGATGGCGGCGCCGTCCGCGTCGGCCTGCACGCCCAGCACCTGGTAGAGTGTCGCCGCTTCGCCGGGCCGGTTGGTTTGCCCGAACCACGCCCACAGCACCGCTTTCGCAAAGATGGCATTCCAGCCGCCATCCACCCAGGCGTAGGCCGTTTCGGTGCCGTCTTGCCGTTGCTTGACGCGTCCCAGATAGCGCACTTCCATCAGCCGCAACTCCGGTTTGGCGGACGTCTCTGGTGCCGCGGGCAGCGCGCACTGTTCCCCGAGGTGCTTGCGAATCAACGCTTGCACCACCGGGCCATACTGCGGATCGACCAGCCATGTTTTGGCGGCGCCGTCCCACTTGCGGCTATCGCCCGGCACCTGTGTTTTCAGTGCGGCTACCAGATCGGGCGCGTAGGGCGTCACGACGGCCAGCATTCTATTCTTCAGTGTGATTTGGCTCATAGTGCCCCCAGACCTTCCAGCGCTATCGCTATGCGCCGCAATTCAATCGTGGCGGCAAACTGAGTGCGCAGTTGCGCCAGTTCCGCCACATCCACCGGCGCCAGCTTCGTGGCAGGTAGCGCCCGCTCATACTCGCGCAGGCTGTCCAGCGCCAGTTGCAGCATGTCGGTTTTGGGAGTTGCCTCCCATGTCATGTCGTCGCCGTCCATCGTCTCCCCCTGCATTCGCTCCAGTAGCCGCACCACTTCTGTGAACACAGCCAGGCGTTCGGATTGGTCGGGAACACCTGCGCCTCGATGCCGCGCCACACTTCCCGAATCAGCCCGTACAGCCAGAAGATTTCGTCCCAGCCGTGGCTGTGTTCAATCACCGTCGCCGTCGGCTCTTTGGTCTTCGTCACGACATAGTGGCGGAACTTGTTGCCTGGTGACGGCAGCCCGGCCTGGTGCAGCGCGGCCAGGTAGAAAAGGGGCTGGATCTCGCCTTCGGCGTCGTTCTGTGACCAGCGCTTGCTGCTGGTCTTGAAGTCGCCGGGCACGCCGTCCGCGGTCACGATGTCGATGTAGCCGATAACTGGCACCGGCACGCCGGGCACGTTGATCGAGATTTTGCGCTCGATGAAATGGCCGTCAGCGTCCACCAGCGGGTGGATGCCGTCCACCATCTTCTGTACCGGCTCCGCGCCCACCAGGCGCAGCCCGTCGTTGTAATGCTGCTCCGGGCTGTCGGCGCCCCACTCGACGCTGGCACCGTCCGTTTCCAGTTTGGCGGCCCACACGTCCGGCCACAGTGCAGTCAGCGGCGCCCGCTCGACCACCGCCCGCTCGACAGTGCCATGGAAGGCAGATCCGACGATCAGAGCCGGGCTGGACGATTGCGGCTGCTTGTCGATGTACTTCCGGCGCCAGTTCTGCGGGCAGGTCAGATACAAGTTGATGCTGGAATAGCTCAGGTACTGGATCATGCGAGTAACGCCCCGACCTTCCACAGTTCATCCTCTGTCGCCGGGATGAAACCGCCGTTGGCCTGCATGACCGCTTCCGGCCCGTACTGGGCGACAAGCTCCTCCAACGTCGGCGCCGCCTGCTGTGTTGGCGTGGCCGCCACGTAAGCGGGCGCCGGTGTGACCGTCGTCCAGGAGCCGTCAACCACGTTGCCCGCGTTGTCAATATTGGCGCCGAACTCGTCTGAGCGCTTCATGCCGCCGATGACATCGGGGAATACCACGTCGATGCAGTAGCCGATGGCGCGCCACCGAAGCATATTCGACGGGAAGGACTCCCAAGCGCTGCCCGCTTTGACCAGCCCGGCGCGCTTGGCGTCGGCCATGCTGAATTCGGTGGTGTACTCGAAACCGCCGCGCCGCTTCATCCACACCCGGCAGAAGTCCGGTTCGCCCTTGGAGTCTTTCTTGTCCTCGATCTTCAGACCTTCCAGGAGGCCGGACTGCTGCACCAGCGCCAGCGCACCGCGCGGCGCCAGCGTCGGCTTGTTCTGGATGACCTGGATAAACTCGAACGACGCCGTTAGCGTCAGACCAAGCTCAAACCCTTTGGCCATAATCGCCGCGGCCTGCGCTTCGGTACTCACCCCAAAGAGCCGGCTGTCCTTCATTACCGGCGCCACCGCCGTGATGGTCTGCCAGATGGTTGGATTCAACTGCTGCTGCAGCACTACCATTGCCGTTTCCATTGTGATTTTCCTTTGCCCGTTGGGCGTATTTCATTGCTTCATCGCTCCATAGGGTGAGCGTCTCCCCGTCTCGCAGGCCCAGTGCTTTGCGCACGTTGGCCTTAATACCGTCCCCGATGCCCGCCACCTGGCCCACGGTGCCCAGCCAGGTCAACCACGCCAGACTGTTGGCGGGCGTGAACTCTTCAAGCAGGCGTTGCGCCCGCTCCAGCCCGATGCCCGGCAGCCCGTGCAGGATCTGTTCGCCGGGCGACATCACCCGCGCTGTGTTGACCGGCGGTAGCACGCGCTCGGTGCGCTCCCGTGCGGCCAACTGGTGCACCGTTTTCGCATAGGCGTTGTCGTGGTCGCAGGACAGAACGTGTACGCCAAGCTCCTGGACCGTCAGCAGCGCGCCCTGCACCGAAACCCACTGCCAGCCGGTGACGCGGCCATTGACGATGGTCTTGCCGTCGTGCGATGGCGTCAGCCAGCCGGTCAGCACCAGGTAGCACCAGGGCGAGCGCTCGCGCATCTTGCCCGCCTGGAGGAAGAGCCGGTTGTCGCCGATGGACGCCAGCAGGTCGGACGGCGTTTTGCGCTCGATGACCAGCATGTTCCCGTCGGCGCAGGATGCCCAGAGGTCTCCGGTTTCCAGTGCCATTACAGAAGTCGGGCACCCGAAATCGGCGGTCTGGATTTCTGTCGGTTCTCTGGAGTCAACCATCACGGCTTGAAGTGTCATAGTGATAATGCCGGGTACTTCTCCCCGCCCCCGGCCGGCGGTGCTGTGTTGAAAGAAAACGGCGGGAACTTTCAAGCGAACCAGTTGACATTGGGTGTGACAACCACGAAGCACCCTCGCATCATTCCCGCCGTTGTTCACTATTCCACGTCTACCAGTTCGGCCAACGCTTCGGCGTCCAACCAGGCCGCCACGCTCTCATCAGCCTCTACCGCCTGCGCCAGCGCTTCGTCGTAGGTTAGCGCCGCCTCAACCGCGTCCGGTGCCATCAGCGCCACCCAGCGCGCTTCGTCGAAAATCAGTTCGTCGGTCACGCCGTCACCCCCATCAGTGACAAGACTTCGGGGCTGGTGACGGTGAAATACTTGTTGACCAGCGGCATGTTGGCAATCAGGCCGGACAACACAGCCACGTCGCCGCCCGCCTGTTTCACCAGCACGCCGAGGAACTGTTCCGCCGTGGCGCGCTCCGCGTTGCCGTTGCCGTTGGTGGCCGGGGCCGCCGGCTTCGACACCGGACCCATGTCGATAGCGCCCGCTGGGTCGTCATCCGGCACCGGCGCGCCGCCGCGCTCTGCGTAGTAGGCCGCCGTGGCCGCCGCTTCGCTGTCGAACAGGTGGGTAAAGTTGAACGTCACTTCTTCCGCGGTGTCGCCGCGCTTGCTGGTGTAAGTGCGCCCGGTTTTCACCATGTCCACCCGGACATACTTGCCGTGCAAGTCACGCACGTTCTTCAGCCCCAGGTTGCGCAGGCTCGGCCAGATGATTTTGGCCCACTCGTTGGACTCGGCAATCGGGCGGCGCTCCACCAGGAAGCTCAGGTTTGCCGCGTCAATGGGGTTCAGCACCATGTGCACTTCGGTGCGCCGGGTGTCCGCGCCGTCGCTGTCGGTCCAGGCTTCTTTGCCCACGCCCTTCGTGAGCTTCACGAAACTGGCGCTCACGTCCATGCGCCCATAGAATGCGTCCGGGCGATTGCCCGCCTGTGTCGCAGCATCAAACGGATCGATGTAACTCATGTGTATGCTCCTTCAAGCAAAGTTCAAATGGAAAACGGATAGACAAGCTGTCGGGGCTGTGCTATCCTGAAGATGCTCTGGAAGATAGCTCAGGAAAGCCCGCAACCCCATGCGGGTTTTTCTATGCCAGGATCACCCCCTTTTCAAGAGCGTCGATTTCGCCCTGTGTGATGTCGAGCAATTTCGTCAACTCGCGCCCAAGCACCAGCGTTTCGGTATGGCGCCCGGTGAGATCTGCCCAGTCGCCCAGGTCGCTACGCAGGCTGATCAGGCGCACCCACCATGCCCGCAGCGCAGCGTGACGATTCTCATCCACTGGTGCCTGGGCATCGTCAACGTCATCAACGATTTCGGTGGCCGGTGTGAATGTGAACACAGGAGCGGGCGCGGGCGCAGGCAGCCCGTCCGCGTATTCCGGCACCTTTGCCGCCGCTTCGTCGATGCACTGTTCCAGCGCCCAGTACACGTCGTCATTCTCCGCGCCGTCGGGGAACATGTCATCCCACTGCGGGTGGCCGAACTCGCGGTAGTGCAGCGCCTCGCCAAGCTCCACGATCTCTTTCGGGGTGGCCGCGTGAGCGTACAGCCAGGTGCGGATATCGCTCAGCACGTGCGTTCGGTCGCGCGGCGCCGGCTGTGTTGTCGGCACGGGTTGTGCGTGGACACTGGCATTTGCCGCCAGCATCTTCCGATTGGCGATTTCCTCTTTCCGGTTGGCCACGTTGTTGATGGCCTGTTGCAGGTCGGTGTGACGGTAGCCGCGGATGTCGTCACCCATCATCTGCCTGCACTGGTTCCAGAAAATGCCCGCCTTCCCGGCGGCAGATTGGCGCGCCCCTGTGGCGTCGTGCAGCATCACAACGGGATCGCTGTTGTCGCACATGGCGTTCCACACCTGATCCACGATGCCTTCCAGCACCCACACCGGCGCGAAGTCGGTCGATGCCGCTACGGTCGGCTTGGGCGTTACCGGGCGATTCGTGCCGATGTTGGCGGTGTTGTAGGTGCGTCCGTCCGCGCCGATGCGAACATCTGACTTCGACAATGTCGAAGTCGTTTCCATTTTGGAGCGCATTCGCCGCACAGTAATTTCGTCTACTGCGCAGCGTTTGGCGATCTCGACGTTGCTCCATTGCGACCACTCTGCATCTCCGAGGAGCACTTCCACAGCGCGCCGCTTGTCGTCATTGGTGCGCCGCAAGCCGTGCTGCGCGTTGGCTCCCGCCGCGTGGAGGATGGCCGCCCGCTGGTCGCCAGCCTTGACGATGGCGGGAATCAGCGCGTCATCGATGGCCACGCCAATCATGCGGAACGCCGCCAGCCGGTGGAAGCCATCGGCAAGCCAGTAGGTTTGCCCGTCGTAGTAGACGATGATGGCGGGGAAGTCGCCCCAGCCGCGTTCCTTCATGGATTCAGCGTACTCGGCAACGGTTTCTGCATTGAGACCCGCCCGCATCTGCGTGCCACCGTTGACCTTGATGGCAGTCAATTTGACGCGTTCGGTCTTGGTCTCTCCGGTCAACATGCCGCCCAGTATGTCCGGCGTCGATTGTCTGTCGTTCATAGTTTCCTCCGTAGGTCTGCGTTGGCCTTTGCCCCGACGCAGAACAGGTCATAGTAGTGGTCTGCCCGCTCCCGCTGCTGGCGTGCTGCGTCCTGGCACGTTGCCAGTTGGTGTCTCAGCCGGGTCAGTTCTTCGCTCTCAGTGACCGGCGCTTTGTCGCCATCGGCCACCAGGTTGACGAATCCGCCCTCGTCGGCCCACTTGCCCACCACCAACGTGGACCAAAGTACGAACGCAGCCAGCGCCATTGCCAGACCGGTACACAAGCCAGCGAGGAAGGAGATCACGGCTGCGCCTCTCGCTCGGCTGCGTGCTTGCGTTCACGCGCTGCGTCACCGGTGTACAAATCTCTGGTGTACTGTTCGTGACGCGGCCACTTCGGCGTGACGCCTTCCGGCAACGGCGGCAGTATCATCCAATGCGTGACCGTGACCGAACCCGTACCGTAGATGCTGCGCCACCCCGTGTCCGGCTCGTAGTGCGCCATGCGCACGATTGGATCGCCGTAGCTGTCGAGTATGACCACCAGTGCCGTGCAGCGCCGGGCGGGCGGGATATCGGCAGACAGCCAACGAGATAACCAGTTCGCACCCCATTCCTCATTCACGGCTGCCTCACACTGCACGTCAGACTCTGCGGGTTCGGCTTCCATCCCGGATCGCAGACTACCCACAGGCGACCGTTCGGCCCGATGCACCGCTGTCCGCCCCACGTCGGCCGGCAGTCGTGCCACTTGTCCGCGTGCGCCGTCGCCGGATAACACAGCAGGAAGAGCACCACGAGCACAGCGGTGGCCACCTGGAACGCCGTGTGGCCGTCAATGCCATGCTTGTTGTCGATGTACGCCTGCGCCGCGTCGCGGGTGGCAAAGGTGAGCCGGAAGCGCCCGGCGCCGTCGAATACCTTGAAGCGCCCGGCCTGCTCCACGATGTGGTAGTTGGCCTTGCGCGTTGCGTTGTCGCCCGTGCGGGCGGTGTTGAGCGTTTTCATGGTTGCATCTTCTCCGGGGTCAACGTAGGCAGATCCTGCCACGTGCAGCCAAACGACTGGCAGATGCTGGTTGCCGTGGGCATCCACTCCGGCTTGGCAAAGTTGAACGCTGCCTGCGTCGGCGGTTCCGCAAAGGTGGCCAGCGCCGTCTGCACCAGGTCGAGGCGTACATGCTTGTCGAGGCTGCGGAACGTGCGGCGGCCGGCGTCGAGGCTCCCCCAGTAGTCGGCCAGTTCAAGGTTGGCTGGTGCAGTCTGGGTCGGTGCAGCGCCGTTGCCGTTTGCATGAATCGTGGCTGGCGCAGTCCGGACTGCATTGGCCGTTGCCAGCTTGCGGGTCAAGTCGGCGTTGTCGGCGTCAAGCTGGGCGAGCTGCTTGCGCAATGCGTCGCGTTCGCAAGTCAGCTCGCTTGCCCCATAGCGCGTGATGCCCAAATCAACGCGTGCGCCGCGTAAATCGGCGCTAAGTTCATCGATCTCGCGCCGTGCGTCCGCCAACTGCTGGCGCAACATGGCCGCCTCGTTCTGGGCCGCCACCAGCGCCGATTCAGGGATGGCACTGTCTGCCGCTTCCGCAATGGCCAGCCGCAGCGCGAGCAATATGGCATCAATGCTAAATGGCTCCATTGTCTCGGAGCGGACGGCCATTAACTGCCCCCAGTATTTCGTGGAAATGGCATCTTGTTTGTTCATGCGGCCACCGCCTGCCGGTGATTGACCAGGAACCGTTCGGTCTCAGCGTCGGCCTCGGCATTCAATGCCGCCATGTAACCGCGGCGCTGGTCTTCGTTCTCGCATTGCTCGATCGGCCAGCCCTGCTCGTAGATGCGCGCGCCGCACAGGACGTTGTAGCCCTTGCGCCCATGCGATGACAGCGCCACCGTGCGCGTCATGCAGTCCTCGGCGTCGGAGATCGACCCGTCTGCCAGATCGACCACAAAGCCGCGCGCTTCGTACTCGGCGATCATCTCTGCCGGGTAGGGCAGTGGCCGCCCAGTGACGATGGCCCAGTCCCTCAATTCGTCTGCGATGGCTTGCTTTTCCTGCTCTGTCATACTGTTGCTCCTTTCTGATAGCTCTTGAGAGTTGTGCTGCTTAGTAGCCGTAGCCGTCGCCGTAGCCGTAGCCGTCGCCGTCGCCGTAGCCGTAGCCGTCGCCGTAGCCGATGATCAGTATCGATTCTTCCATGCCGTCACCTCGACCGTGATCAGGTGTTGCAAAGAATGGAACGGGGCCTTTACCGTCCCAACCGCATCCAGTTCGGTGTTGGGCGTTGGGCCACTCAGCGCCAATTGACCCAGCCCCTTCGACGTGCCCCAGCGCCGGATGTTGTGCGCATTGGAGATGTGCACCCACTCGCCATCCGTCACGGTGATGCCGATGTAGACGAAGCCCTTGTCGAGCACGACGATCTTCAGCCCGTGGTCGATGGTGCGCTTCGCCTGTGGTTGCGGTGCGGTAAGCAGCGCCGCCAATTCCTTCGCCTGTCCAATGGTCAATTCGTCAATGTTCATGTCTTGCTCCTTTCTGATAGCTCTTGGTGGTTCCGATGCGCGACGCTAGTTAGTTAACTGCCATCGCCGCCGCCGGTGTGTTGTCGCCAAGCTGAAGATTTCGGCGACGCATTTCGTCACGGATCAACTTGCGCACGGTGCTGCTCATGGATCGGTCGTCATCGCTTGCGAGCAGCTCAAGCGATTGCTTGTCTTGGGGAGTCAAGATCAAGCGTACAAAGTCGGTCATTGGGTCATTCATGCTCATGCCTTCCCCCCTTTAAGTCGAAAATGTCTTGGTATGCACCATCTTAGACTATTTCGTCTTACTTGTCAAGTGGTTAGCCTATAAATGACTAGAAATTTGTCAAGAGTTGTATTAGATTAGGAGAATGGGAATCATGGCGATGAGATTGAAGCAACTCAGGGATAGCAAGGGATTCAGCCAGGAGGGGATGGCTAAGTCTGTTGGCATGACTCAGAAATCATGGGACAGATGGGAGAGCCATCCGCCGGAATCGTTCACCCATCTTCGTCGGATTGCAGAACGTTACAAAGTCAGCGCTGACTACCTGCTGGGCATCGTGGATGACCCGTTCGCCAATCAGGACCTATCGACGGATGAGCAGACCACGCTGGCGGCATTGCGGGCGCTGCGTGGCAAGGACAAGCTCGTAGCACGCACCTTGCTGGCTGTGTTGGCCAAAGAGGAACCGGAAGAACGCAGATTCACGCTGGATGTCATCGCACGCATATTGAGGCCAGCCCAACCCCACATCATAGGAGAGGACCCCGGCGATGACGTTGACATGGCGACAAGTGACCAACCTGATTAGAGTGGCCTGGTGCTGCTCGACGCCGGCCTGCGCGCGTCGGAACTGTGCGACCTCACCATCGCCGACTACGATGCACCTGCCGGCCGGCTCCACGTCACCGGCAAATATGGCAAGGAACGCTTTGTGGTCATCGGCAGCCGCACCCAGCGCGCGCTGTGGCGCTACATGGCCACGCGCGAGAACACAGCGCGGGCGGCGCTCTTTGCCACGCGCAGCAATGGCCACATGACACGCACAGATCTACGCCACCTGCTGGCACGGCTGGGGCAGCGCGCAGGGGTGGCCGGCGTCCATCCGCATCGTTTCCGCCACACGTTCGCCATCACCTTCCTGCGCAATGGCGGCGCGCTGGCTGTGTTGAAAGAACTGTTGGGCCATGAAACGCTGGAGATGTCGCTGCACTATGCGGAGATCGCACAGCAGGACATCGACGCCAGCGTGAAGCACAGCCCGGCGGACGGGTGGAAGCTGTGAGTCAGATGAAGAACCGCACCAGCTTGCTCTGCGGTTTCTGCGCGGCGTGCCACGATAGCCCGGCCTCATCCGGACCCGCCCCAATCATACCGCGCGGCGTTGCCTGTGCGGTTGGTGGCTTCGGTGTCGGCCACAGTACCTTGATGGCGCCCATCAACACACCCAGCGCCGTCATAATGCCCAGCACGGTGGCGGGCGGCGCTTCCGGCCACTGCGCACTGACGAACACCTGCAGCCCGGTGTAGATGGCGCTGAAGAGAATCGGCCACACTGCGCCGGGTAAGTTGTTGATGGTCATGTGCTGCTCCTTACGGCGATTATCGCCGGGTTGGCGTGTTGAATTATCATCGGGTGCGCCCGACTTCCGATGATAACAGGGACTATCCGCGGGCGCTATGCCAGCGCCATCATTGCCGTGTGCAGTGCCGCGCGCTGCGTAGCTCACGCCAACCCTTGCATCCTGGTTGTCAGCGCCGCGACATCGGCACTCCCCAATGTTGTGCTGTAGATGGCGAGGGCGGCGATGGTGCCACTGAAATAAAGCGCCATAATGCCCTTGTTGTTGAGCGCACCAACCGCAATCGCAACTTGCGCAGTCCATGCACCAGTCGCCAAACTTAATCCTACGTCTGATCCGTCGATGTATGCGCTCTGTCCGCCAATCGCGTATGTGCCCTCCGTGCGATTCGACGCAACACTGCCAGCGACGTTGCCATTAGCAAAATATGCTTTGTTATCCGTCCATCGCGGCTGGATGTAAAATCTACCGTTGTTGTCGGTGGAATATGCTCCCAGCGCGGTCGCAAGCGCGGCGCCAAATCCGCTACATCGCACAATCATGCTCCAGTTGGCGGCGGATACAATGCCGGTCGCTAAATACTGCGCCGCCGCAAACGTCCACCCGCCTGCCGCCAGTCCCGGCGCGACGCCCGGCGCTGCGTTGTACGTGCCCGGATTCGCCAGGTTGACGTAGCTGGCAGCAAGGCTCGCCGCGCCTATCGGCTGATAGGCCGCCACGCACGTTTGGCCCGCAACGGCCCACCAATCAACAGCGCCACCGCCGCCAAGCGCATTCGGCCCTATGCCCCTGCCCAGGAATCCGCTAGACATTCAGCGCCGCCTGCACCTGCGCGCTTGTCACCGTGCCGAGCCCCGCCTGCGCTGCCAGCGATGGGCCGGGGATGGTGGCGGGTTGGGTGGTCGTGGTCGTCTCGGTCGCCGTCAGCAGGGGCGCTAATGCCGCCGCTGTCTCTGCGCTGATAGCCGCACCCGCCACAGCAACGGAAAGCAGATAGGCCATGTACTCCCGATCTCCCGCGTCAATGGCCGCTTTCAGGTCGCTCACAAAGCCGCCCAGCCCGTAGATTTTCGCAGCCTCTGCCGCTGGCACAAGCGCGAGAAGTCCCTTGAGCGTGATGGCGACGGGCGTCACGGTTTCGTCAATCTCGCCCGCCCGCGGGTTGTCGATGACTGTGGGCGCGTTGAGGATGGCCGCAATCTGTTCGTAATCGGTCATGTTGGCGCAATGCAGGTCAATCAGTTCTCGTAGTGTCGTCATGTCATCCCCCTTCATG